TGATCCAGCAGGAGCAGCAACCAATGTACATGTCTCTCGAAGAGATCAACAAGATACCAGACGCGCCACTGAAGGCTATTGCTCTGTCGATGTACAATGAGAACGTCAAGCTGCGTGGTGAGCTGGACGCCAACGCCAAGACTACGGCCTCATTGCGCGACGCAAAGCTCAAGGAGGAGAATGCGAAGCGTAACACGAGGGTCGCTTACCTGAGCAGGCTATCGCCGAGAGTCAAGGCCGACTTGGAGGCGATGCTGGCACTGCCGGCGATGGCGCTCTCGATGGGTGACGGTGGCGTGGTGGTGGACCCGATGGCTCAGACGCTCGCGGTGTTGGAGAAAGGGCTGGCGGACATGCCGCGACTCCTGACTACCGATCAGAGTGCGCTGTCAGTGCAGCCGCAGCCAACTGACGGCGACATGCTCAGCGCCGAGGCATCGGAGAAGATTGCAGACGACTTGAGCCGAATGATGGGGTGCCCTCCTGAGCAAAAGAAAGCTGGGTAGTTACGTAAAGAGAGGATTGATACCATGTTGATGAGCGACACTTACGGCATCGTTCCCGGACTCACCACCTCGCGCGAGACTTACGAGGCGGAGTTCCGGTGGGGCAGCCAGTACCAAGGTGTGTTCGCTAATGCGCTGATAGATGGCGCTGCGGTAGACAGCGGCAACTCACCGACCTATGAGCTGCGGCCCGGGCTCCTGCTAGGGCAGGTGATATCGACCGGCAAGTATAAACAGTACAGCCCGACGGCGACGGATGGTAGCGAGGTCGCCGCTGCAGTGCTGATCGAGGCCCTGCGCATGCAGGATTTTAACGGTACCAATGTGGACAGATTCTACGCAGTCCTCGTTGGTGGACCGGTGCAGGGCGCGAAGATACTCGGCCTTGACCTGATGGCGCGCCAGCAGATGGGCAAGTTTATCTTTGACGATATCTTCGCCATCCCCGGCAACCATTGGTTCCCGTGGAAACGCTTTCAGACGAAGACAGCTGCGTACACACTCGTAGCAAACGACAATTTTACCTTGTTTGACAACGTTGGCGCGACCACAGCCATTACCTTTACGCTGCCCACGTTGGCTAACGGATACCTGTTTGGGTTTAGCGTACAAGCCGCCCAGAACGTCACCGTTGCCTCGTCTGCCGGTGACGACATGATCGCGTACAACGATGCTAGCGCGGATTCGGTGGCATTCTCGACTGGTGGTTCACTTATCGGTGGCCAGGTATGGGTCTACAGCAATCCGGCTGGGACAAAGTGGATAGTCGAGGACCACAGCGCCGGCGCGAACACGATCACGGTTGCGACGTAGAGAAACAGGATACTGCACCGCCGACTGCAATAGGAGAAACAAGAGATGCCTACCGTTAGTCTGCATTCATTGCTGACCCCGCAAGTCATCCTTAAGGCCGTATCGCGCATACGTAAGTTCCAGGGGCGGCTCGGGAGGTGGGTTGGCTTCCAACCTAACCGGTATAACCAAGACAACGTGTCACTGGAGGGGCCAAACGTCCGTTACGGCGACACGCGCTTCGCCACGTTTCGCTTGGATGATGTGACGCGCGTGGTTGGCAAGGGTCGTGCGCCTGGGACTGGGCCTGCATCTGTCGCCGTCAATCCGATGGGCGACGTGCGGGTGTCCTGCGCGCGGTTCCATGAAAAGGTGAGGCTGTTGGGTGAGTTCCTCGGCAACCTGTCGCCGATCATCGGGCCGAACAGCCAGATCGACACCGGTGGGCAGTCATACATCGCGCGGCAGACGGTGCACCTCGCAGAAAAGTACAATAATACCATCGAGCTGATGACTACAGGGATGTTCCAAGATAACCTGTACTTCCAGCTCTCTGGCGACAATCTCCTGCCGGTTATCGGTGCTCCTACAGCACCGGCTATCGGTGTACAGATACCGTTCCAGTTGCCGGCTGGCAACAAGAATCAGCTTAACCTCCTCGGTACTGGGAACATCATCCTTGTCGGATGGCAGAACGCTGGAGCGCCACTCATCAAGAATTGCCTCCAGATACAGGCCGCGATGACTCAGTTGAGCGGGTACCAGCCGCGTCACTTTTGGATGAACTCGATAATGTGGTACAACGTGCTCCTCAATTCGGAGGTGCGCAATACTGCTGGATCGTCTAACACGCCATTCGCATCCTACGACCGCGTGCCGGAGAACGCGATGGATGGCATGCCGCAGCCTGAGTTCGCTGCGCAGCTCCGAGGTATTCCGTGGGTGACATGGCACATCGCTGATGACGTGCTGGTGACGGGTGGCGACATCGACCCGACGTGGTCCAGCTCCTCTGGCACTACGATCGTAAAGGTGTGCCCGGACAACACATTGATGATTGCACCGGACCCGTCGCCGGATTGGACCGAGCTGTACCTCGGCGCGGAGCCTATCAGCGAGAGTGCTGGGCAGCCGATGGCATTGAAGCGTGGCTACACCTTTTGGAAGGAGTGGGTCACGCAGCCGAGCTGCATAGAGCTGATTTCGCTTATGAACGCGATCCCCCTGCTGTACGTGCCAAAGGCTGTCGCGTTCGCCACCGTTGCAGGGTTTTAAGTGCCTATAACATTAGCAACCTTGTTCTGTGCGCCACAGGATGTTTGGGATGTGCTCTCTGTCGATGGTGTGGATCTGCGCGAGGACGACTACAACCTCGCTACTGGACATGCGATCGATGCGACGGCTGCTGCTGCGGTTGGGGCGACGAGCATTACAGTAGCGGCTCTACCAGTCGCGTTGCTAAGGGGAGCGGAGTTGACGTTCGACGGCGCTGGTATGGAGGTACCAGTAACCGTAAAGCTGACGGTGGCTGCTGCATTGAATGCAACATCTGTAAGTGTGACAGCACTGGCGACGGCGATAAACAACGGAGCTACAGCGCGGGACAGCGGTGTTAACGCTGCTACAGGAGCTAGGCTGTTGGTAAGCACGCGCATAGGTACGAGCAAAGTTAAGTTGTATTGCAGCGCGCGCTACGATGACTCCCAGCTCAAGTTGTCTGGTACTGTGTGCGACTGGGCAACGGTGACGGCAGCGAAGTACTTGTGCACGCGCAGGGCGCAGGGGTGCCCGAAGGGTATTCAAACTGACTACAAAGAGGCTCTCGAAGAGATGCGGATGGTGCAGTCGGGGCAGCTCAGCATAGAGGACATCGGAACGCGCGGGGTAGACTGGCCAACAGTGACAAACGTTATCGTTAATCCGTCGTACAATGGCATGCGGTCCAGAGTGCAGCCAAATATCAGCGAAGGAACGCCTACGGCGTACAACCAGTACATCGATTGGAATAGCGCTATAGTGCTTGGATTCTAAACCTACCAGAGGTCAAAAGACGATGGCTCTCACGAACGTATCGAGCGGTGTGACGAAGGTCACAAAGGTACTCAACGCCGTCAACCAGGAAGTGACGATATGGTGCGAGGGGCAGGCGAAGGTCGGCATCGGGATCACAGCGGTGACTGGTACGCCGACCCTGCGCTTTCAAGGGTCGTTGGATGGTCTGACGTTCAACCCACTTACGGTAGGCGCCTACCCATCCGCCGACCCGCCAGTGGCGGGTGTCACTAGCGTGACGGCAACCGGTAACTATGAGGTGTCGGTACAGAATTACGAGTTCATTCGCGTCAAGATGACTGCGGGCGCCGGCCCTGCGACGGTTATTATGACGGCCTCTGTAGATTCCTCGTACCAAGAGGCGTACTTGGTTGGGCAGAGCAGCGTCAACTTGACCAGCACCCTCTACCCGTCCACCACCTCAACGGCGGCCGATACCAACACGATGACGATTCCAGGTCAGGCTAACCGCACAGTCAACATGACCTTCCTGGAGGTGTCGCTAGTCGGGTCCGGGTTCGGTGGCAATGCGCAGCTGCGCATCTGGGACGGGAGCATTGGCAACGGTGTGCCGCTCTTCTCTGTCTTTCTAGTTGCGCCAGTCGGCAGCGTGGGTACGATCCAGAAGGTAGACCTCCCGGAAGATGCGCAGGGGAACGTCGGCATCCAAGGTACACCTGGCAACGCGCTGGTGATCCAGATTCGCAACCTCGGCGCCGTATCGTCCATCATCAATGCTCGTGCTTCTATGCTGTAAAGCCAACCTGCAGGAGGATAGCATAGGTGCCAGCAAACATAGTCCCAACCGCTGAGACTGACGGTGTGCTCTACGCCAGCGCCGTGCCACTCACGTCTACCGAGGCAGCGCTAGGTGATGGTGCCAATACACCAACAATCATCCCGATAGCTGAGGGCCAGACGATAGTCGCAATCGTGCAACTGTCGATAAACGGTTTCATCACCGGCAACTCCACCTTCGTATTCCTCCAGACTGATTTAGGCGACGGCACATGGATTGATGTGGCGTGGGCATTCTTCAACAGCACGCAGGCGCCGGCTACGTTTGTGTTGACAGGCGGTGGGCTGGGTGCGATGAACAACGCATTCCAGCAAGCTCGCAAGGTCGGCAGCGCACCGGCGACGCAGGCTAGTGGTTCCAACGCTATGCCGATAGGCGGGCGCATGCGGATAACTGGATTCACAAACATGACTAGCGGTAGTTCGAGCGCGCCGGGCGTGAACACCCAAGTGACGGCGACGATCTACTACCGCATACAGAACCCACGGTAGGCGTATGGTCAGAGTTGTGTATGTTCGGACCACCCGCGCCGCTCTTAGGGAGGCTATCGCACGCATTCCTCAAGAGGCACGAGCAAGAAGTGCTACAGCGGATGCGATGATGACGCGCTGTGGGTTGGTGGCGCTAGGTCTAATAAAGCGCGCGTTTATCACCAAGTCGCGCGGTGGGACGGACGAGGCTGGCGAGAGTTGGCCACCCAAGTCGCGTAGGACTAAGCGCGCCACCGGCCTGTTGCTCAACAGCCTCTCTCCAGGCGTTGCTAGCGCGGAGCAGGTATTTCGCATCGGGCACGGTGAGGTGATCGTCGGTACTAACCGTAAGGGGGCAGCGGCGCAGCATAACGGAGTACCCGGACGCCTCCCGCAGCGCAGACTGTGGCCCGAGCCGAGCAAGTGGCCCGCATCGTGGTGGCGCGATATAATGGAACAGGTGCGGACGGGACTAGTGGATATTGCGATGCAGCTGATAAAGGGGAGCAAATGAACAACGGTGTGATACGGGTGGGTCGAAAGGGGTTGAAGAAGTTTGCCTTTGGTGAGGACGGACCCGCATTTGAAGTGGATGTAATTGTAGCTTTCCAAGATTGGATCGGTATCGATGACGAATTCAGGATGGAGACGGTAATTCCCACTGCTAACATGCCGGCCTATCATCAGGCGGCGGTTGCGTTCGTCTCTGGATTAGGAGGTGGAGACGTGACAACCGCCGAGGCGCTCGACTTCCTCGCGCGGTTGCGCGAGCAGTACGATGAATTAGCAGCTTTTTTTCTGCCAAGATCGCGGGAAGAGCGCGCCTCGCCCGCTACTTTGGCGCCGGAATTGCGCTTTTCGGTGGAGGGGAGCTGACGGACTTCGACGAGCTCGTGCTCCACATAGTCCTGCCGAAGGTGCAGGCATGGGAACGACTGAATAGTCCTGAGTACTGTGGCAGCCTGACTATGGGACAGTTCTACGATTTACTGATTGCGGCCGGGTACTCGGAAGATGCAGCGCAGAAGGCGGCATCTCAGCGCGGGTGGGAGAGGCTGGTTGCAGATGTACCAATGTGAGATGCGAACATTTGACGGACTCGACAACCGGCGTGAGGTTATGATCCTCTTCCAGCGCCTTGGTAGCGACAGGCGACGGGCGCGGTTTATAGAGTCGCTAATACCTAACAGCTCGAAGGGATTTGCTGGGTGCCCGATGACAGTTAGAGGACCCTGTGACCCTGTGGCGGCGTACTACATGCTAGTCGGTGTGACGAACGAGCTTGGAGTGCCCATCAATGAGGCAGCGCGGCTGCTGGAGGCGGAGGTTAAACGGAGGTGTTAGACGCGCTTCTTTACGCCGTGCGCGATGGGATTCGCGAGGCTGGCCTCAACTACGACCATGCGTCGTGCGAGGTAATGTCTGACGGAAGGCCACCACCGCGCTGCGGTAACTTCTTCGCGGCGATACATGACGGCATGATGCGTTCTGACGCCGACAATCAGCTCAACGAGCTGTACGACTTCTCAGTGACGTTGACGATGCGGCTAACTGTGCCGTTAGACCGGGCTGGGGACCAGCAGATAGCTAGGAACATAACTCGTGTACCGCTTGGAGAACGTCAAGGGTTCTACGCTAAAGCTGAGCGTCTGCGACGCTTCTTACATATGAACTGGACAATGACTGTCCGGACTGGCCAGACACCTAACAGTGCGAACGATAACTTAGCGGCGTGGGCGACCGGTACAGTGTATGGGTTCACCGAACCGATGCGGTTCCAGAGCATGGAGTTTCCAAAGCTGGTGGGTGGTGAGTGGTTCAGCGCAGATCCGGAGGCAGAGGATGTGGGTATAAAGGCAATGTTAGCTTTTGGTCGAGCGCGAAGATTCCAGCCAGTCACGGCTGCGAGCGGGCCGTTCGTATGAGGTAAGCTATGGACCAAGTTCTCATTACAGGTGAAACGGTGACGCTGGTGCACTTCGTACACGAGCTGGTACTGCCACCGCTGGAAAGCGAGGGGCCGCCAGTCCCACAGTGGCGGATTGCCTGTATGCCGAATATGACAGAGTTTCACCTGACGCCGTACCACCCGAACTACCAGCGTACAGATGACGCAAGGGCTGTGACCTGTCCAGCATGTAAGAAGTCTAAAGCGTTCCAGAAAGCAATAGGGAGCTAGTTTATGCGCAGATTTATCTGCCTCAAGGTACTTTCTGGTGAGCGGTTAGACGGTACCGGGCGAGTGTGCATCCACTTGTTCGTGCAAGACGAGGGTGGTAGTTTCACCGAGCCGCATGTGTTGCACCCAGATGGTAAGCGGGTAAGCGCCAAGCCAACGCGTGGGCGGCTGGCGTGTGATTCTAGTCGGAATGTTGCGCCGGTGACGCACGGCAGCACGACGACCATTACCATGCGCACGGACGACCCGCAGGCGGTGACGTGCCTGAAGTGCTTGGCGTCTGAGGACTATGCTAGTTTGCGGGTTAAGTGAAGATGGCGTTACTGTTGCAGGCTTTTGACGCTATTCCCTCGTGGTTTCCACTGCTAGTGCAGGGTGGGTCGTTCGCGGTCATTGTGTATCTTCTCATGTTCGGGCTTCCAAAGCTCAGGAAGGAGGTCGCCGAGGAGCGGAAACAGGATCAGGTCGTGTTCGCGGCAGCCATCGATAAGGTCGTAGCAACGTTTGACGCGGAGCTTAAGGGGGAGAGAGCCTTCTGCGATAAGCATTTCACCGCTCTCGCGGATGCAGTTGAGAGGGGAAGCAAAGCGACTATGGAGATGGTGAAGGTGGTATCGGAGCAGATGGATAGCCATTCTCGGCGCAGTGAGCAGTGGGTAGAACTTCTTCGGTCAGAGATAGGTCGGCGCGACCCGTCGGTGAGGACGCGGGCGACGGACGAACATAAGACGGATGCGTGACGCTGCCGCCTTTTGTGGAGAAGCAATGTTTCGACTTATTCTTGGAATAGCGACGTGGTTGACGTTTGCCTCACTCTTAGCAGCAGCGCCACGAGTTATGACGGGAAAAGTAGTTGGCGTTGCGGATGGAGACACGATAACTGTCTTCGTCAAAGGGCACACGGTGAAGGTCCGCTTGGTTGGTGTGGATGCGCCGGAGAAGAAGCAGGCGTTTGGCCCAGAAGCTAAGGAATTTACATCGAGCTTGGTATTCGGTAAGACAGTGACGATTTCTGCGCAGTCACGGCGTGATCGCTATCAGCGTGTGCTTGGGGTTGTGGTATTGCCAGATGGAACGATCCTGAATCAAGAGCTCGTGCGGGCGGGGATGGCTTGGCATTATACACAGTTCTCGCGTGACGCTAAGCTAATCGAGTTAGAGAATGAGGCCAAGACAGCGAAGCGCGGTCTGTGGATTTCTAGTCAACCAGTCCCTCCTTGGGAGTTTAGGCGCCGAAGGTAAAGCATTTGAGGTGGTATTATGCATAGCTACGCATTCCCGTGCCTTGTCGCCCTTCTGCTCTGGCTTGGTTCTGGATACGCTCAGGTCCCAACCGAACATTCGGTGCAGGTGGCGCCGCAAGAGCAACGCGACAAAGCCCTGAAGCCCGGTGACGTGTTCATTCCCCGTGAATACCGGGTGCGGAACAGCAACGGCAATTGCGTCTGGTGTGCCGTCGAGACGGTGTGCTGGGGTGGGGCTGGGTTGGAGAGCTTCCGAGGTATCAAAAGCCGTGCGGTGCAGACCGGCTGGCGCGGAGCGGGTATGGGAAACGTAGAGGCCGCACTTAAGGCGGCTGCTGTTCCTTATGAAGCTACGCGTAGCCGAGATTATTCCGTTCTCTACCGCTCTGTGGAGTACGGCAGCGGGGCCTATATCGAGACTGATGGCCACGCTTTGGTGTTGGTTGGGATTGACGATCAGAGTGTGAGAGTGATCGACAACAACGGAAGTGGCGAAGTGCAATCCTGGAGCCGGCATACCTTCAACGGTCGTTGGAATGGGTGTGCTCTGTTCCCGAGGCTATTCCTGCGCCGACATCCTGTGGCACCTAGACCATCGCAGCCATTCCCGCCACTAAATCCGGATCCTGTCTTCGACCAAAGAGCAGTGCTGGCGGCGATTGCGGCGCTGCAAAAGCAAGTGGAGGCGATCAAGCCGGTTCCGGGGCCACCCGGACCACGTGGACCCGAAGGGCCTCCGGGGCCGGCTGCCGACTTCGGAGCCCAGCTCGCGGAATTGCAGAAGCAGATGGCAGAGGTCAGAGCTTTGCTCCCAAAACAACAGCGGGTGCGTGTTGTGCCTGCTGAAAAATAGTAGCCAGAAAGAAAGGTGGAAATCATGGCCGAATCAGGAACCGTTGGCAATCCTGTTGTAGACGCCGGTACTCAGATTGGTACACCCGTCGCAACACTCGGCTTCGGTGCTCGTGAGAGCGCAGACGAAACGCGCCAGGCACAACAGAGCATTAGCAACGACGCTCCGACCGATGTGAACTTTAATGCTATTGTTGCGCGCTCTCAGGCGTTGACTGTAGACGTTGTTGGCAAGCAGTTTGCACAAGCCGCTGCGATGCTTGAGGCCATGCAGAACCGCTTTTTGAAGAGTGTGACATGATTCCTGATCGGATCGCTAAACTGATTGAGCGCATCGAGGCTGGCGAGACGGTGACGCAGGCGGACGTTGACTGGATCGCTGTCCTTCAAGCGCTCGACCTTGCCAAGGCTGGGGAGGACTTCGTTCGAGAAGTGATCTCTTCCGGCCAAGAGCAAATTGAGGGTTATAAGTATGGCTGAGATTGACAAAACCCAGCATTACGGGCGATACCAGCACGGGGAGGACCAACGGCGCCGGCTGGCCCTCAAAGTGGCTCACAAAGCGCTCGACATCCCGGAGGAGGACATGGTCCGCGTCGATAAGCGCGGCGTCGGTGCGCTGGCACTAATCGGTGTGGCTCTGGCTGCCGGCCTGCCGGCCGCTTTGCTCGGGTTTGCCATGCTGCGCTCATCGCCGCCAGCGCCGCCAGTGCAAGGCTGGGACGCCGTGACGGAGGAGCTGCAACCGGACGGAACGTGGAAACAGATTAGCCGCGAGAGGCTTAAGGAGTAGTGAATGCATAGACTTGCAACCATTTTTGCTGTTGTGTTTGGCTTTGCCACAGTTGGGTTCGCGGAACCGCCTACCTGGCCAAAGGGCGTCGAGATGCCTGTTGGCCTAAAGTCTTATCAGCGCGCCGAGTACACACAACGCTTGACAATAACCAATGGCCGCGACCTGCACCAATGGGTGCATGAATCGCATGACGACCATTACAGCAATGCTCCGACCGTACGCAACCCCAATCGCTTGTTCCCTTGGCGCGTCTC